CAAGCTCCTCAGAATCAAGGCCCAGAACAAAGGCGGCCGGTGGTGGTCGGCCCTGTACCAGCAGAACCCGGTGCCCGACGACGGCGGGTACTTCCTGAAGGAACACTTCAGGCAGTCCGCGCCTCCGCCACGCCCCCGGTGCAACGTGTACATCGCGTGGGACTTCGCGATCTCCGAGAAAAAGCAGAACGACTACACGGTCGGAACGGTGCTCCTCCATGACAATGACGACATGGTCTACGTGGTCGACCAGCTAAGGTTCAAGAGCGGAGATGCGTTCTTCATCGTGGACTCGATCTTGAATCTTGCTTCGAAATGGTATAGTTCGAGCCTGGTAGTGGGCTTCGAAGACGGTCAGATTTACCGTGCAATCGAGGCCCTATTGAAGAAACGCATGAGAGAGCGGAAGTTCTACCCGTCGACCCAGGTGCTGAAGCCGATTACGGACAAACTTGCACGCGCTCGCGCGCTGCAGGGCCGGATGCAGCAGGGGATGGTGAGTTTTGCCAGCGGAGCACCGTGGTTTGACTCCCTGAAGACTGAGATGTTGAGATTCCCAGCGGGAGCCCACGATGACCAGGTGGACTCCCTGTCCTGGGCCACGCAGCTCGTCGTTGGACGCGAACCGCCACAGAAACCAAGGGAATCGACTATGAAATCCTGGCGCGACAAACTGAGCACAAGCGGCATCGGCTCGCACATGGTGGCTTGAATGAGCTGCGCCACTTTTGTCTCCAGGGCCTTCGCCGTGCGTACCGCCGCACACATCGCCCACCTCACCACGACGTCCTACTCCCAGCACAAAGCGCTGGAGGAGTTCTACACCGAGCTGCTGGACCTAACTGACCAGTACGCAGAGGTGGCTATGGGGCGCGAGGGCCAGTTCTCCTCCCTCCCATCCCAGGTCCCGCCCAAAGGCGAGATAGCCTCGACCCTCGAAGACTTCCGCGCAGCTGTCGTCGAGGAGATGAACGATGACGCCGACAGCGCCGCACTGGTGACCATCCTGACAGACATCGAGGAGCTGACGCTGCGCACGCTCTATAAGCTCAAGAATTTGAAGTAAGGCGCTACTATGCCCATCGACACACAAGCCGCCACTAAAATTTGGACTCGATACTCCTGGTGTCGCGACAATGGGCACCAGAAGTTTGTCGAGAAGGCCGACAAGTGCGACCGGTTCTTCCGTGGCGACCAGTGGGATGCCTCCGACAAGGCGACGTTGGCCTCCGTCAAGCGCCCGGCGATGACGATCAACAAGATCATGTCGACCGTCAGCAACGTGATGGGCGAGCAGATCAACAACCGGGCTGAAATCAGCTTCAGGCCCCGGTCTGGCTCCAGCCCCGACACGGCTGAGGCCCTCACCAAAGTTTTCAAGCAGATCAGCGACAACAACCACCTCGACTGGCTCCGCAGCGACATGTTCGCCGACGGGATCATCACCGGGCGGGGGTTTTTGGACATTCGGTTGGACAAAACGGACAGCATGCAGGGTGAGGTGCGGATCACGCGGCCAAACCCGAAGAACATCATCATCGACCCGGACGCGGACGAGTACGACCCAGACACCTGGGCCGACGTTTTCACGACAAAGTGGCTCACAGCTGACGACGTAGCGATCCTGTACAACGAGCAGGACGCTGAATTCCTCCGCAACCGCGACCAGAGCTTCTTCCCGTACGGGTACGACAGCGTTCAGGCATTCCGCGATCGTTTTGGCGATCGTTTCAACCCGATGTACTCGGGCGGCATGGACTACACGAACGTGATGCGCAACCTGCGCATCATCGAGCGCCAGTACCGCATGTTGGACCGCCAGAAGCACTTCGTGAACCAGGACGGCGACATGCGGCCGATCCCGGAGGAGTTCGACCGCAACAAGATTGCCTTCTTTGTCGAGCAGTTTGGGTTTCAGGTCACCACAGAGCTGGTACGCCGCATCAAGTGGACCGTGATCTGTGACTCGGTCGTCCTGCACGACGACTGGAGCCCGTACAAACACTTCACCATCGTCCCGTACTTCCCGCACCTGCGCCACGGGCATACCCTGGGCCTGGTCGAGAACCTGCTTGACCCCCAGGAGGTCCTGAACAAGGTCACCTCCCAAGAGCTACACGTCATCAACACCACAGCGAACAGCGGCTACAAGGTCCGCGCCGGCGCTCTGGCGAACATGACGATCGAGGAGCTGGAGCAGAAGGGTGCTCAGACTGGCCTCGTCATTGAGGTGAACGGCGACCCTGACAAGGACGTGCAGAAGATCGCGCCGAATCAGGTCCCACAGGGCCTGGACCGGATGTCCTACAAGGCCGAGGAGAACATCAAGACGATTTCCGGCATCAGCGACTCCATGCAGGGCATGGACCGCGCCGATGTGGCCGCCAAGGCGATCCAGACGAAGCGCCAGGCGGGCAGCACGAACCTCGTCAAACCCCTTGACAGCCTGACACGCACTGATTGTCTGGTCGCTCGGAACATCCTGGACCTCGTCCAGGAGTTCTACACCGAAGAGCGCCTGATCACGATCACGAAGAACGCCACGACCGGCGAGACAGAAGACGTCGCAGTTAACCAGGCCACGCCCGAAGGCGCGATCGCCAACGACCTGACTCTGGGCGAGTATTCCGTCGTCGTCAGCTCCGTGCCTATGCGCGAGACGATGGAGGACAGCCAGTTTGAGCAGGCGATGGCCTTGCGCGAAGCTGGGGTCCAAATCCCCGACGAGGTGTTGGTCGACAGTAGCCGCCTGCAGCACAAGTCCGAGATCATCAAGCTCATGAAGGGCGATCAGGACAGCGCCGAGGCTAAGGCCCAGGCGGAACTGCAGCGCCGCTCTCAGGAGGCAGAAGTCTCCCGCGCAGAGGGCGAGGCGGCAGCAAAGCATGCCGACGCTGGCCTCAAGCAGGCCAGGACCCAGGAGACCATGGTCAACACCCGGATCGCGGCCCAAGGCGGGTCCGACGGTTCTGGTCAGGCAGAGATGGCCGAGGCCAACGTGAACGCTCAGACGGCAGAGCACGAGGCCGCGATCAAAGAACGAGAGTTCCAGCGTGATACCCAGCTGAAGATGATGGACTTCCAGCTGAAGAAACGCTCGCAAGACATGGACTTCCAGCTCAAAGCTGAAGACATGGCCCGGAAGCGCGAACACCAGCGCGTTCAGGCAGCACAACAGGCCGCAAAGGCCGCAATTCAACCACAGAAGCAAGGAGTTCCTAAATGATCAGCAATAAGTTCTTCCGCCTTATGCGCCCCGCCGGTGACGATGGTTCCGACGCTGGTGGTACCGACGCCGTCGACCGTGGCGATGAGTGGCCCGCCACAGATGACGACATCGACCCGGACAATCCCGATGGCGAGGTGAAGCCTGGACCAAAGGCCGCGTCGAAAGCTGCAGCCAAGGACGAGGCTGAAGAAGAGGCCGAAGACGCGGACGACCAGTCGACAAAGGCCAAGAAGGACTCACGCATCCCTCTGAACCGCCACAAAGAGATTCTGGCCAAGGAACGCGCTCAGCGCGAGAACCTTGAGAAGCAGCTGGCCCAGTACCAGAACAGTCAGCGCGTTGAGCAGACGAACGAGCAGCTGACCCGGGCTGAAGACGACCTGATCAAGATGGAGCGCGAGTACAACACGTTCCTGGCCGACGGTGAGGTCGAAAAGGCCACTGCCCTGATGTCGAAGATTCGCCAGACTGAGCGCGCCATCGTCGAGCACAAGTCTGATCTCCGCGCCAACGTGATCGCCTCCCGTGCGGTCGAGCAGGCCCGCTATGACATTGCCCTGGATCGCATCGAAGAGGCGTACCCCGAGCTGAACGACAAGTCGGACGAGTACGACGAGGATATTGTCAATGACGTTGCAGACCTGAAGCAGGTGTACATGGGTCGTGGCGACACGCCCACTGTGGCGCTGCAGAAGGCTGTGAAGAAGCTGCTGGGCCAGGAAGACCGCACCCAGAAGACCGCCACAGAAGTCGCCCCACGGGTGAACTCGAAGGACGTGGCCGTCGAACGCAAGAAGGCCGCCGTGGCGAAGACCCTCGACGCTCTGAAGCGCACGCCCCCGTCCACACGTGACGTTGGCATGGAC